TGCCGTCTGCTTGTGTATCTTTATCTTGCCAACTTCTTACCTCATCTCTATGGCTTTGTCCCATCTTGTAAATATAAAAGAAGGTTGCACCAATAATTACTGCTGGTAGTCCTAATCTTTCGATCAATCCAATTATATTGTTAACTTCCATAAAACTTTCAAGGGCTGGTGGATGATGACCAGACGCAAATAAATTAAACATAATTTAAGGCTTCGGGTATTTTTCTTTTACGCTTTTTATGCGAGCTTTCCACCCATCTATATCATGGTAAATCTGATCAAGCTGTTCAGGAATTGGGTCAAAGTCACTAGCTCTTTGAACTTTGTAATAAGTATCGTCAATTTTCTTTTGTGCTTTTACTTTTGCAGATTTAATTGCCTCTTTAGTGGGTTTATCATGATCCGATAAAATTTCAAGAGTATCATAATCATCACCTAAATAGGTGTACTTGATTTCTTGATTTATATTTCTAAGTGCGTCACCTAGAGTTGCTGTTCTTTTTTCCATTTTATAATCCTATTCTAAATCCACCGAATTCACTATATGCCGACTGAATAATATTATCGTCAGTATATGAGCCACCATTATTGGGGTAAAATACGGCATACACAAAATCGCTTGATCCGTTGAAATCCACTATGGCAGTTGATGAACCTCCAAATGCATAAAAATAACTATTCCTAGCGTCATTATTTGCTTGTACGATTCTATCTGTTGAGCCACTACCATTTTTAGTAATTGCAAAATAGTAAATTTGGCTTCTACTAACGCCAGTGGCATTGTAGGCATTGCCTGAAACATATATAAAATATTTACCTGCTTTTTGTGGAGTAAATTTATAAGAATCAAACCAGCCTTGAGGGTCGGCAGTTTCTACGAAACTAATTATAGCTTGAGTGTCATCCGCCACAGTTTGATTTCCTGACAAACGTGCAACAAAATAATCTTGAGTATTAATACTCGCATTACTCCCTAACGTAATCGTAGGATTATTTTGATTAACAGTTATCTGACCGTCCGAACCAATTGTAATTGCAGAATTAGCATTAGCTTGGTCTTTTATGTTTGAAACTTGTAGGTCTGAAGGCATAATTATTATTCTGGTTTATTGGGCCATTCAACCCCTGTTAAATTTCCGTTTTCATCTAAACTTGGTGATGCAGTAGAGGGTAAGTCCCTTAGTGCAGTTCGGTAATCAAGTTGTGCTTTTGTAGGAGTTTGATCTGATGCACACCACCAATCTGTTTCTGATAGTTTTTGGTTTCTTTCTAATCGTAATAACCGCATTGGTTCTGCGTTTTGTAGTTCTGTTATTTTTGCATTAATAGCACTTGTTTCTTCTTCAGTAGTTTCATGACCATCTTTCCACTTAATTCCACCACTAGCCATAACGTATATAGTTTGTTCACGATACCCTAATGCTCTTACTGCATCTATTGCTGTCATCTTCATATTCGATCCCCTAATCTTATCGCACCAAATTGTGACATTGGGGCAACAGCTTCCCCATAAAAATTACCTTGACCATACAAATTTAAAAAGTCATTTGCTACTAAAGGAATAACAAATATTTTAGCACCGCTATCTGGATATTGTGTTTCAGAAGCACCTACCAAAAAAGATCTACCCCCACGATTTCCTGCTGGATCGGTTAAAGAACCGGTATTTAAATAAAGCCCATTTCTAACAAGATAAACCTCATTTTGATCATCGGTATTATTGTTATTGTGCATGTTAAACCAAATTAGGTATATACCTGCTTTTGATACTTTAAATCTTCCATAATCTGCTGTACTTGTAGGATGATAAGGATGGGTAATACCTGAACCTTTGTATGCTTCATTCCAAAGGTCTGATGAAGAGCCTACTAAATCTCCATCTGAATTAAAATCGGTGCTATCAGCAAAACCTAACAATATATAATCATCTTTTCTTATGTCTTTGTGAGCATCATTAAATACTACATTAGCACCTAAAGTCCCTGCACTTAAAGTATTCGTAATCGATACATTCCCATCACTAGCCAGCACCAGATTATTACTGCCAGAACTTGGGTGCTTTATGTTCGTTAATTTAAGTTCAGAACTCATAATGCCTTATTAAATGTATTCATAAACAACTATAATTCCGTGCGCTCCGTCACCGCCGACTCCTGTACTATTGCCAGGATCTCGTCCTGCTCCACCTCCTGCTCCGTATGCCCTAGCATCTTCTCCGTGAAATTGAGTATATGAAGATCCATGATAAATTGATCCAGTTGCACCACCTCCACCCCAAAAGGAAGCACCTCCACCCATCATTCCTGCTATATCAGTAGATGTAGCACCACCATATATTTTGTGACCATCACCACCAAAAAGGTTAAGATCGCCACCAGTTGCTGTTCCTCCTAAACAACCAGTATCAGTCGTGACATCTAAATCTGTACCCCCTTTTCCAGCACCACCTACAATTTGTGTAAATGTACCACCAGAAGAAGGGCCAAATGTGGAATTAGCACCATCTGAACCTCCAGAACCATGCGCTCCTTTGGCCCCTTTTGCCCCTACATGACAAGCAATGCCACTGTCAATTCCGCTTGTGAGCCATTTTATTGCAGTTGCTCCAGCACCTCCAGACCCTCCACCATTGTAGGTTGATTGCCCTCCTGCTCCCCCACCTCCTGCGCCAGTAACATAAACTAAAATAGCACTAACATTAGTCGATTTAGTAAACGTAAAATCACCAGTAGAGGTAAAAGTTCGTATTCCGTTAAACCTGTAACCATTGCCAGAAGCCATAGTTACTATTCCAGATGAACTAATAGCTAAAGCATCAGGATCGGATGCACTTCCTATGTTTCCGTCATCGGGTATTACTAAGTTGCTCATACGATCACCAAAACGCCATTTATAGTTAAACTTCCAGTTGATGCTATGGTAACTGGTCCTGCCATAACTGCGTTTTCATTTGCGGAAATAGTAACCGCTGAATTTATGCTTGCAGGATTTCTAAAAATACCACTTTGAGTTGAATCAATATGGCCTGTTAAACCACTTGAGTCTGCTTGATTAACAGTTTTACCGTTACTTCTTATTTCAGTAATGTTTTCGGTGGTGCTTTGAACACCATCCATTACTGCACCAAGTCTTTTATTCATTAGCTTGCCGAGTCAAGAACTGAAACATAAATTGCGACTGTTCCTGAATCAACAGTTAACACCAAAGTATCACCAGAAAGAGCCACCAGTTTCCCCTGAACTAATTCAACATTACCACCAGCAGGAATTTCCATGTTAGTGGCAAGATTAGTTGAACTTAAAGTTAGGTCAAATTGGGCCGTAGAAGTACCCGTATTTGCGACTAAGCAACCGATAATTACATCAGTACTGTTAGCCGTATAAATGGTTCCCGTTGAGGTTCCCGTATATCGTAGAAAAGAAGCCATAGACTACCCTAGAGCGATTGCATAAATTATGGAGGTTGAATCTGCATAACTTTTAGTTGAAATACCTAATGCAGTCGTTGGATCTGCTACAACAGTACCTTTACCATCGGTTTGAAAATTAACTGCCGTATAAGAACCAGTTTGCATCTGAATTGTCCCATCTTCTTTTACTTTTATTAAACAACTAGCATTATCATTTTGCAGTTTTAAATCATTCCCTGCATCTGGTTTAATGATACGGTCAGCCATTATAATACCTCTCGAAATCTAAAATTTATCTGTTGCATCTCTGCCTGTTTATAATTGTAACTTATAGTAGGTGCTTCCTGAAAATAGTAAAGACCAGAATAAGTTTTTCCTTCACTATGTCCTGAAGGCATATCATTTAATATTAAAACAGGAAAAGGTTTTGAACGGTAACCCCTAAAATGTTCAATAAAACTTTCTGCCTGACTTCTGGTTACTAATATATTTCCGCTATAAATACTTGCAACATTTCTTTGAGTCTGACTGTAACCACCATTATTTAAATCATTACGAAAAGAATAATCAATAAATCCCTTTTGTAAGCCATATCTAGGGTTATCGGTACGAAGTACAGTCCCTATTTGAAAAAGGCCTATTTTAATAGGATTTAACACCTTTGTAATAGCACCACTAGAAAACGTACCATCTAAAGTAATAGCTCCTGAAGAAGTACCATCGCCTATAATCTTAGTTACTTGGTGAGTCGTACCGCCTACGGTAATATGACTCCCAATCATTATATTCCCGTTATTATTTACATTTATAAAATTACTGTTTCCTGCTTCTGTACTGTCTTTAGCAAATCTACCCGTAGCACCTGAATCTTGTTTCCAGTAACCGATATTATCACCTGAAACTGCCAAATCTTTTACATCGGTACTGCTAGTTAAAGTTATTTGCATAGTACCAGCCGTTAAAGCCTGCCCTGCACCATCAAAGTTAACTTGACCTCCTGCTTCAAGTCCTACGGTTAAGGTAGTTGTAGCACTAC